AAGTCATGCATCTCCAGGTGCAGGTGGATCGGGTGGTTACTTTAATGGACACAGAGGCGCAAACGGAAAAAGCGGCATGGTAGTTGTCGTTATGTACTACTAAAGGATATAAATACGTTATGGCATTCACATATCAGTCACTAAAAAGATTAACAAACGCAGCAGTACTTACAGGCACTGTTACTAGAGATGATATTGCAGCCGGGCAAGTTGATAATACAAAACTTGCAAATGGTGCTGTAACATCTGATAAGATGGCAAACAGTTCTGTTGATCTTGGCAGTAACAAGGTCACCGGAACTACACCATTAAGTAAAGGCGGCACAGGATTAACAAGTGTTGGCTCAAGCGGAAACTCTCTTGCAGCAAATAGTGCAGGAAGTGGATTTACATATAGTGAATATGGCATAAGAAGTATGCAAGTATTTACAGGCGGCGGAACTTGGAATAAACCAAGTGGTGTAAGATATGTACATGTACAGGTACAAGGCGCTGGCGGCGGAGCAAGTGGCCACGGCGAAAGTGGTGGTGCTGGAGGTTATTCAGAGCGTATTATTGACGTAACAGGAGTAAGCTCGGTATCAGTAGGAGTTGGAGGTGCTGGAAGCGGCACATACTACTCAGGCGCAGGTGGTAACGCAGGTGGCAGCTCATTTGGCAACTATTGTAGTGCAAGTGGCGGTCGTGGCGCAAACAGAAACAACCAACACTCGGGCGGACTAGGCGGAGTAGGCTCGGGTGGCAATTTAAATGTATACTGTGGTGGCGGCGGCAGCCATCACCAAAGTTTTGGACCAGGTGGCACTAGCTACTGGGGAGGTTCAATTGCTTCTGGACACCCACAAGGTGGACACTTCAGTCACAGACACGAAGGACACGGTGGTAGAGGAGCAGGAGGCACAGGTGGTTACTTTAACGGCCACCGCGGATCAAATGGCATAAGTGGCATGGTAGTTATTACGGAGTATAGATAAATGAAAAAAGTATTAATAGGTTTTCAAGGTTACATTCACCAGATTGAAGAACCTGGCGATGAGTTTCCGATTTACAACGGACCAGATGCCAAGTTTACATGGGTTGATGCACCTGACGAAGTTACACTTGACTGGACACTAGAATATAGTCCAAGTCAAGGAAGAAGTATATGGGTAGAGCGTGATGCTCCACCTTCGGACAACGGAGTTGCACGTAAGGTTGCATACGGCACTGTCGAAGAACAATTAGATATGTTATATCACGAGTTACAAGATACAGGCACTATTAGTGCTAGTGGTCCTTGGGCGAGTCATATTTCACTAGTTAAAAATACAATTCCTGCACCAGAAATGGATGTAGAGGCATTAAGTCCAGAAGAGCAAATGGCAATGATGGCAGTAATGGAACCGTCAGCAGACGAACAGCCAAAACTAGGAACAGAAGATGATCCACCATGGTTACACTTTGATGGATGGTCTCTAGATAATCAACCTAGAGATATTCAACCGGGAGAAGAATAATGCCAAATTTAATTGCATGCAGTCCAGTAAATCTTCATAATGTAAATAAAGGACATAACAAAGAAGTTCCTTTGGTTAGCTTTGAAAAAAAGTCTCATATGGTAGTAGAATTATATGATACTGAGGTAACATTATACTATGATGCACAAACTATGCGTTATGAAGCAACAGGTCCAAAAAACGATTTATGGTCAACAACAGGACCTACTTTTAGAGTAGAATAATCAAAAAAACTAAAAGAGCGTATATTTCTGTACGCTCTTTTTTTGCCTCTGTCACAAATAGCTTCTATAAATATTTACACAGATAAACGGAGCATTTCTCAGTATGAAAATTAAAACAGTAACTATTATTGGCGGAGGATCCTCAGGCTGGATGACAGCCGCGGCACTAACAAAGTTATGTCCTCACTTAGATGTAACTGTTGTTGAATCAAAAAATATTCCTACAGTAGGAGTAGGAGAAAGCACACTAGGTCATTTTAATACATATCTTCAAGCACTTGGTTTAAAAGATGAAGATTGGATGCCTGCATGTAGTGCTACATATAAAAACTCTATACGTTTTACAAATTTTAAAAAGAAAGATGGATCATATTTTGAATATCCATTTATAAGCAATTATGATTATACATATGCTCCTAATGGATTACAAGATTGGGCTTTACTAGCAGGACTATATCCAGAAGAGTTTGATTCAAATAGTTTTGCTAAGTTTTATGCTCCAACAAACACATTGCTTGCTACACATAATAGAGAAGATAATAATTCTAATCAAAAATTAGGCGGACACTATGATTTTGCAAATGATACAGCATATCATTTAGATGCAGCAAAGTTTGGTCAGTATCTAAAAAATGAAATATGTATTCCTAATGGTGTAAAAGTACTAGAGAATACTATTCATTCTTATGACGTAGATGATAAAGAAAATATTACACAAATACTTTGTAGAGATGGATCTAAATTATATTCCGATCTTTGGATTGATTGCACAGGATTTAAATCATTATTATTAGAAAACTGGATGGGAGAACAGTTTTTTCCGTTTGAGGATAAACTAGCAAATAATGCTGCTTGGGCCGCACGTATACCATATACAGATAAAGCTACACAGCTAGAAAATGTTACAGATTGTACTGCAATGGATAACGGTTGGGTATGGAACATTCCATTGTGGGATAGAATTGGTACAGGCTATGTGTTTAGTACTAGATTTGTTAGTCAAGAAGAAGCACTTAGAGAGTTTTTAAAGCACATAAAAGAACGCTATCCTGAAGTTGATTTAGATGAGGTTAAACCGTTCTTTATTGACATTAAACACGGTCATCGACGAAGAGCATGGTCAAAGAACGTTGTAGGTATAGGTCTAAGTTACGGGTTTGTAGAACCACTAGAAAGTACAGGACTACTTACTACACATGAAAATATTATACATTTGGTTGATATATTAAATCGTAGAGAAGGATATGTAACACAAATCGAACGTGACGCATTTAATGGAATTTGTCAAAAAACTATTAGAACATTTAGAGATTTTGTTGCATTACACTATGCTGCAAGTGGAAGGACTGATACACCTTATTGGCGCTGGGCAACGCAAAAAAATGTTTATGCACCAGATATGTTAGGACCAGATCTAAAAAAAGATGCAGGACTAGAAAACGTTATAGGCGGACTAACAGAATACAGAATGATGGAAGCTGAACAGGGTGCTAATTTTATTATGGCAGGGTTAGGTCTAAGACCTGTAAGCACTCCTGAATTTGTAAAAGTAAAACAAAAAGGTGACGTAGAATATTTAGAAGAAATAAAAATAGAATGGTCTAAATTTTATACTCAGTTAGAGGATTATATAAAAACATTACCTACTACTTACGAATATCTAAAAAATACTATTTACAAGGATTCTGATGAGAATTAAAACTGTAAACATAGTTGGCGGCGGTTCTTCAGGATGGATGGCAGCAGCAGCACTAGGAAAAATGTGTCCGCATATTGATGTTACTGTGATAGAATCTCCTAACATTAGTACTGTTGGAGTAGGCGAAAGCACACTAGGACAAATCACATTGTTTTTAGATTATTTAGGTTTAGATGACGAAGATTGGATGTCAGAGTGCGATGCTACGTATAAAAATTCTATTCGTTTTACAAACTTTAGAGACAATGACGGTAGTAGCTTTCAATACCCTTTTAGTGATGGGTTAGACTATACTAATAAAAGTGGCGATCAAAACGCTATTAATGTTTGGAGTGAGTTAACAGCACTGTACCCAGAGGAGTTTACTCCGGATACATTTGCTAAATTTTATGCTACTGTGCCTACATATATTGCAGACATGAATAAACAAACACGTAATGCTGTTAATAAATTTAGACATTACAACTTTAAATGGGATACTGCTTATCATGTAGACGCACAAAAGTTTGGACAATACCTAAAAAACAATATTGCATTACCAAACGGCGTAAAACATATATTAGCAAACGTAGTAGATCATACTAAAAATACAGAAGGTTATTTAGATACTGTAACGCTTGATACTGGCGAAACCCTTACTGCTGACTTGTGGATAGATTGTACTGGGTTTAAATCTATGCTGTTAGAAGATTGGATGGGTTCAGAATTTAAATCTTTTGATACACACTTGTTTAATGACAGTGCTTGGGCTGCACGTATACCCTACGAAGATAGAGAAGCAGAAATGCACAACTATACAGATTGCCATGCGCTAAGTAGTGGCTGGGTTTGGAATATTCCTTTGTGGAGTAGAATAGGTACAGGCTATGTATATTCAAGTAAATTTATATCTAAAGAAGATGCTAAAAAAGAATTTATCGAACATTTAAAAACAACTGGCTCTACTGAACGTGCAGAACGTGCAGAAATGCATCACATAGAAATGCGTCACGGACGTAGAGAAAAGGGTTGGGTTAAAAATGTTGTAGGTGTCGGACTTAGCTACGGATTTGTAGAACCCTTAGAAAGTACAGGGTTATTAACCACACACGAAAACATTAATAAACTTGTAGAAATTTTAAATAGAAGAAACGGATTTGTTAGCAGAACTGAAAAAGAAGGCTTTAACTATTCTGTAGAAAATGAGGTTTTAAAATTTAGAGATTTTGTATCTACGCATTATAGTTTATCTACTAGAGATGATACACCTTATTGGAAATATTGTACAGAAGTGCATGATTACTATCCACAATACTTTGATGAATATGTATCTAAAAATTCACAATATCCTAATTTAATAGGCAGTGTTACAATTTCTAAAACATATCACGATACTAGTTTTATTGCACCACTTTTTGTTGCAGCAGGTATGGGATTTAAACCTATATCAACTAAAGAAATGATACACCCTACTAGGATTCCTATGTTAGAAGAAATACGTAAAGAACACAAAAATTACGAAGCATGGGTTAAAGAAGAAGTAGGTAAATTATCTTCTCATTATCAATTTTTATTAAAAGAAATATATCAAGGTGTTGACAAATATGCTATTCAAGAAAAATAAACCTTGGATAAGGTTCTATAGTTTAGAACCTGGTGTTGCAGATCTGTATCCTATAAAACCTTCAAATAGTTTTAAACGCAAATGGATGCAGTCTACTGATGTAACTAGTGATCCAGAACAAACTTATTCTCAAAATTGCCCTGGCATAAAATTAATGACAGGCGCAGGATATACATTATGTGCTCCTGCAGATTTTTCTATTTCAACACAAGGGGATGGTGTTAGCTTTCAATGGTTAGAGCCTACTAAGTTTCGACACGAAAAAGATGATCCTAATTTAGCAACATACGTTAATCATCACAATGAAGTACAAACTGTTCCTACATTAGATGATGAAACAAAAACATTAAAAACTGTCATTAAATTAGATACACCGTGGCGTTTTGAATGTTCAGACGATTTAGTATTACTACAAATGCCCTTCACATATAATAATGAAAATAGATTTACAGCAGCACACGGAGTAGTAGATCCTAAATATGCACATGTATTAAATGTTCAATTATACTGGCATATACTAAACGGAGAAACAATAGTAGAAGCAGGAACACCATTGGTACAATATATTCCAATTCCTAGAACACTACTAAACACAACAGGAATAAATTTAGAAGTAGGAGATGCTACGGACAAAGACATAGATATGGAAAAACGATTTAATTACTGTATGTCGTCAACCTTTCATAGACATGACTCTCTCAAATCTAGATTAAATAGAGTTAGAAATATTCTAACTAAGTATAAACACAGGAGATAAAAATGGCAGACTTTTATGATAAACTTGAAGCAGCTAAAACAAATGTAGAAAATGAATTAGCTGAAAGAAAAAAAGAACTAGAGAACCTTGAAGCAGACCTAAGTGATCAAAAAATTAATCCTTACGGTATTACTAACATTGACTTTAGCAAACGCCTCGAAATGATCGAAGACATTACTAAAATGGAAGGAGTTGTTATGGGGCTCCAACTAGCACAGGATGCCTTTGTTGAAAATGAGACAGCTACAACCGAGTAATATAGTAAATCCTTTTCCGCCCTTTATATTTAAATATCATTATGACTTTGATTGGGAAAGTATAAAGGGTTCGGTTTATGGTGCTTTTGAAAATACACCAAGTGTTTCCGAGTTAGAAGTCGGAGATGCAAAGTCTACGGTTTTTGATAAAGTAAGATCTCCGCATACCTGGCCCGAGTTTGCTGACTTTTTCCAATGGTTAAATGGTCCTCTTACTGAAGTATGGAATGGCATGAATTACAATTGGTATGCTAAACATACAGAATATCGAAATTCCTGGCTAAACATACATAAAAAAGGTGGAGAAACATTAGAGCATCAACATGCATATACTGAACTTGTAGTTACTTGTTATTTGCAATTACCTAAAGACAGCGGATTTATTGAATTTAGAGATCCTCTCGAATATCACAAAGCACACACACCGATAGTACACGAAAAAGAACTATGGAAGTCTGTACCTGCTATTACAGGAGATATTTTAATATTTCCTGGGTGGCTAAAGCATAGAACACAACCTAATATTACAGATAATGACAGAATAGTCATGACTGTTAATGTTGGATAAAAATCAAAATAAGTACTATACAATGAATACAGATTATTATTTTCCAACACCTATATGGTGGATTGACACAGCTATAGATGTTAATGCTTTGCATAATCTCTGTTTAGATTTACGTAAAACAGATAATGGCAGAGCAATGAGTAATTTTGGCGGCTGGCAAAGTAATGATATACTATTAGGTGATTATGCTATTACTGATAGCTTTGCAAAAATAGTAGAAGAATATGCAATCAAGTGTGTAGACGATTATGGCTTTGCGAACGGCACATATTTAAAAATGCAGAATATGTGGTTATCTGCAAATAGCAACGGAGCATTTAATCAAATACATAATCATGCAGGTTCATTTGTTAGCGGAACATTTTATATTAAAGTTCCAAAAGGTGCCGGAGAAATAATATTCTATAGAAATCATTTTGAAGAATATGCTATTACAGGCGCTGCACCTATTGCACAACATACAGCAATAAGCGGAAGTACTTGTAGATACGAACCAAGACAAGGTAGACTAATATTATTTCCAGGATATCTGCAACATGCAGTTATGCCAACAGCAGGTGATGACGAAAGAATATCACTTTCTTTTAATTTAGGTGTTGCAAATGTTTGATCGTTTAGGTGCAAGAATAGTAAATGAAACTAATTTGTTTTACGAAGATAAGCCTCATTATTTTAAAGGGCTAATTGAAGATACTTCTGATCTTGCAACTTGGAAAACTATCGAAGAATGTATTAATAACCCACAATTTTTTAATTTTGAATTAGTAGGCAGTGATAACATGAAATTAGATATTCCTGCCTATAATAAAGCCTGGGTTACTGATAAACCTGTACAAGAAAAATCTTTCGTTGCAGATCATGTACGCAACGGTGATACTTTAATTATTACTAACTATGGGTTTTATAATAAAGCAATTAACTCTTTACTAGACACATTTGAAAATATTTTTGATGTAAATGCAGCAGCTCATTTATATTGCGGCAGAAAGTCAGGAAGTAAATCCTTTAATATACATGAAGACTATCCTGTAAATTTTATTTGTCAAATTGAAGGCAAAACTAGATGGCAAGTGTTTAATAATAGAATTAGTTACTTACACAGAACAGGTATAATGAACAATCAATTAACCGAAGATATGCTCGATAAAGAAATTGAAGTAGTACTTGAGCCAGGAGACGTATTGTATATTCCTAGCAGAGCATATCATGCAGCTATACCTGAGGATGAAAGCAGAATATCGATATCGATACCTTGTTGGAATAGGTTTCCAACAGACCCTGTAGAAAACTCAATTGATAGAAACTATTACACAATTTAGCGGAGGACGTAATGGAAAAACTTACAGATGACATTTTAAAATATGTAGGAATTGTCTCAGACGATGAACTAAAAGAATTGTGGGACACACTAACTAATGTTGATTTTGATTGGCATTATGTTCCTGATGTAACCTGGGAAAATAGTAAAAAACCTACAACATCAACACCTGGCTTTGCACACTTGCTATACAATAGAGATACAAACGTAGCATCGCCCTACTTAGAAAAGTTTAAACCTATTTTAGACAATTTGCTTGAAAAGGCAGATATGGAATTAGAAGAAGTTATTAGACTAAGACTAGGATTTTTATTGAACACACGTTATAATTTTCCTAGCCAACCGTATGCACACAATGCACCGCATGTTGATTTTGAAGAACCACATTATACTGCATGTTTTTATTTTAATGACTGCGACGGCGAAACTGTAATATTCCATCAAAGAGAAGAATCAGAACGCTATCAAGTAGCTGAAAAAAATATGCCGTTAAGAAATTCTGCAATAATTTTTGACGGCGGAAGATATCATGCTAGTATGTGTCCTAAAGTAAGAGATATGCGCCTTGTACTAACAATGAATTTTAAAGCTAAGAGAAATGTATAATTATAAGGGTAAAAATAAACGTCCTATTGTACCTCAAGTAATCATAGATGATTTTTTTGAGACTCCTGACACAATTCGTGAATGGGCACTAAGACAAGAATTTTTTAAAGGTGAAAATCGTGGAACCTGGCCTGGCATACGTACACATTTACTCGATGATATTAGTAAAGAATTATACAACACTATGCGTTACAAATTATTAAAAGAGTATCCACAGTTTAAAGATTTTAGTGACATAGATGCGTCCTTTCAAGTTATTACAGAAGAATGGGACAATGGTTGGGTACACGAAGATAATGATGTACACAGACTTGCCGGCGTAGTATTTCTAACACCTAATCCTCCACAAGGTGCAGGAAATACAGTTTATATGGAGCAAGATGATGTAAGTGCAGATAAGTTTCAGCAAATATTTGATAATGATATGACACTTGAAGCAGATCATAGAGATACTAAAAAATATAGAAATGAGCAACGAGCTTTATTTACGCCGTCTGTTAAAATTGAAAACAGATACAATAGGTGTGTAGCATTTGATCCTAGAATGTGGCATAGTGCAGATCAATTTTTTGGGACTACAAAAGAAAATGGTAGATTAACATTGGTGTTTTTTTGTAATGAGTAATTTTTTAGAACAAAAGGCACAAGAAAGTGCATATAATATACAAGCATACGATTTAAAAAATCGCAAGAAGCACCCTTACAAGCCTTTGCGAATTGTTGAAGATTTTTTAGATACTCCTGCTCTTTGGAGAAGTTATGCACTACAACAAGAATATAAAAGTGCTGAATTTGAAGTTTTTCCTGGAAAGCGTTCTGCTCCGTTACACGAATTAGACTTACATGCATTTGATTCTTTTGCAAGAAAGTTACAAAGTCATGTTCCCAACTGTGACGGATTCTATGACTTATCTGTAAGATTTCATTCTGTAGATGAAACATATGTTAAAGGATGGATTCACGACGACGATCCTAGTATTAATCTTGCAGGTCTAGTTTATTTAAATGAAAATGCTCCGTTAGGTACAGGTACTAGTTTTTATGATGACGGCCTAGATCCTATGGGAGATCAAATACATATGTTAATTCAACGAGATATTTTTGAATTAGATGCAAAGCAACGAATCGAAATAAACGAACATAGAGATAAGCATCGTGCTAATTTTAAAGTTAATGCAGTTGTTGAAAATGTGTTTAATAGATGTATTATGTTTGACCCAAGGGTTTGGCATGCACCGGATAATTTCTTTGGCACTACGTTAGAGGATAGTAGACTAACACTAGTCTTTTATGCAAGGGTAAATTACAATGGATGATATTTTTGTACTTGATGGATTAATTCCTAAAAACTATGCTAATATGATTGAAGACCGTGTAACGGAAAATAAATTTCCTTGGTACTTTAACAAACACTTAGTAACTGATCAAATTTTTACAGACGAGAAAGATTTAAATCATGTTGGACACAATCATTTCTTATATGAAGATAGAAAAGTAGTAAGTCCATTTTTTGAATTTATACACCCGTTAATACTTACTATTGCAGATCAAAAGTTATTTGATTACGATGTTCTCGAACGTGCAAGATTTAATTTAACACAACGAAATACTACAAGTACTAGAGATTATCACTTACCGCATATTGATAGTGAATATCCTCATTGGATTGCAATATATTATGTAAATGACAGTGATGGTGACACACATATATTTGAAGAAAAAACTTCTGACTTTGATCATGAATTAGATTTTGAAACAATGTTAAAAATGGACTTTCATGTTAAGAAACGTGTAACTCCTAAAAAAGGTCGAGTTTTAATTTTTGATGGACGTTACTACCATACTAGTAGTTTTTGTAAAGAAAATCCTTATCGTGTAGTATTGAACATTAATTATGGAAAAATATTTTAATGGATTGGCAAGTACATAAATCACAAACTATTATAGACTTTCACGAATACTTTGTGCAAGAGTGTCATTATGTACATGAAAATTTTAAAAAAACATTTCCAGATAAAGACAGCACTTGGGGATATCATTATTATAATGTTTTTGCTGCAACTAGTCCTAGTCCTATATGGTATGACTTATACAAAGAACTAAGAACTATTGTTAGAGATTTTATAGGTACAGAAGAACCATTATGGTTTCAGAGCTGGTTAAATTTTCACGAACCTGATCAAGTGTTAGATTGGCACGGACATAATTGGCCGTATCACGGATATATAAGTATAGACCCAAAAGGCACTAGAACTGTGTTTGAAGGATACGAAGTAAAAAATGAAATAGGAAATATCTATATTGGTCCAGGGCATCGTATGCACAAGGTCGAAGTAGATGAAGTTTATAACGGTCCTAGAATTACATTAGGTTTTGACATACAAACAGAACCTGCTAGACCGTTTGATCAATGGAGTTTGTTACCGTTATTATGATTTATACTAGTGAAAAAGATTTTGCATTTGTAAAACAAAATATTGTAAACAAAGACGTATGTCGTTTTGTTGCGCAAGAAATGCGTTTACTTGATGGTATGATTAACTATATCGATCCTAATTTAGGAAAAGAACCAGGACAAGAAGAAAGTTTTAGTTGGTACGGTCCATTATGTTTAGAAACACTAAGTTTGCATATACAGCCTAAACTAGAAGAAGTGTTAGGTCGTAAACTTTTACCTAGCTATACATACGGGCGTATATACAGAAATAATGGACACTTAGATAAACATTTAGATAGACGGGCTAGTGAATATACAGTTAGTGTCTGTATAGAAAAAGATAACACACATGATTGGGAACTGTGTGTACAACGTGCAAATAAAAGTGTTGACGTGTTTACACTTGATGTTGGAGATATATTAGTGTATCCCGGACGCGACTTAGTACATTGGAGACAAGGTAAATTCCAAGGCAAAGAACAAGTACAAGCATTTATTCAATATGTTGATGCAGACGGCGATAGTGTAGATCTAAAATGGGACGGACGTCCAGCAATGGGATTGGAGTTTGGAACTACACAAAATTCAAATCACAATCTTGATAGGCAAGAAGATTTACAATCCAAGATTTCCTAAAGTCATACTAGGAATTTTTTCAAAACTATATGCAAAAGTGTGAGACCATCTATAATCAATAGAATCGTCAATAAACGGAGCATGCGGAATTCTTGCTTCGTACAATGTAACACCTTTATAGTTAACAGGAGCAATTCCTACAAGTTCAAATCCCCAATACTCTGCTTCTTCTTTGCTGAAGTTCCTCCAACCATCTTTACGTAAACTCTTACTATGGTTGTTCCATTCTTTATATAAAGGATGAGATTCATCGACCATAAAATCGTAATAATCTCCGTGTGTAGTTCCTTTGTATTCGTATAAGTTAGTTCCTGACAGAGTAGGATCTAATTCGTTAAACCACATGTTACATACAAATCCTTCAGGACTATCAATATGAGGTATTCTAAAAATTTCTACTGGACGCATTCTTTTTCGTTCAAATAAATTCCCCCATTCTCTTAGGTTAGGATTTTGTATTTCAACTTCATAATTTTTATGATAAAAATCTCTTACTAAACGAACAACGTCACCGCTTATCCATGTAGGAAGATGTATAGTTGCAAAAGGATTTGGATCATTGCAACCTTCATGATTATTTGATTTACATACAGGATATTGAGAAATTAAATTTCTAAAATTATAAAAGTCATTATCAGTCCGAAAGGGGTGGTTTCCAGTCCAGTATCCTGTTTTGTTTGTAAGTTTTACATATTCTAGTTGCCATTCGTCAACAGAAAGAATATTTGACTTGTAACTATTTTCGTCTGGTTCTAGATATACAAAGTTTGGTTTCATTTATGGTACTTTCCATAGTATTCTACACTTGTAGGAAAATTATCTGTATATGCTCTTTTTTCTTGTCTGTTAGAGTCTATCCAAGTTTCTAAATTTAATGTTTTTTCGTCTAGTCCATCGTACCAAAAATTTGCATTACTATCTTTAAAGCTAGTCCATGGATTAATCTTATGGCCTGCTAACATGTATATATTAGCACCTAATGCGTCCCATGTCAACCTTTCGGGCAATTCAAAATAAGGTGCGCAACGAAGTTCGTAAATTTGTTTCAATAAATCACTATCATTAAAGTCTTGACGCTGTATATCTTTCCAATATTCTGTATCGTCTCTAGTAGTCATAGCATAGTGTAATGTAACAAAGTCTGCAAAATATAAAAACTGCTCTCTACAGTTGTGATTAAATGTGTGTGCATCGAAGTTGTTTAGTTGATCTTTATTTTCTGCAACATTAATAAAGTTTAATAAAAACTCATGTACACTCATTAGTCCATTTGATTCAAGCGGTTCGATAAAAGCACCACTTAGTCCAATACTTATACAGTTGTTAACCCATATGCGCTCGCTCATACCGTTACGCATACGAATATGTTTAAATTCCATTTCTTCTGAAACAGGACCTAAATAACGTTTAAATTCTTCTAATGCTTCTTCGTCACTAATATACTCACTTGCATAGTTGTAACCTGTACCTATACGTTCCCATGTGGGTATTTCCCATACCCATCCATAATCTAAAGCCACGCTGTTAGTATACAGGCGTAATTCTTTTTCTTTATCTTTGTAAGGACGAGGAGCAGCCCATGCACTATCAGTATATGTTTTATTATTAAATGGCCTCCACGGTTCTTTTAAAACACCTTCTATTAACAAGCGTTTAAATCCTGTGCAATCAAAAAACAGATCGCCTTTAATGTTTCCGTTATCTGTAATAACTTCTGTAATATATCCGTGTTCGTCTGTATTAGCAGTTTCAACATTTGCTTGTATATGTTTTACTCCGCGAGGAATACAGTATTCGTCACGTAAATAACCATAAAATTTATGGGTATCAAAGTGCCAAGCAGCATCATGTTCTATTTGCCAGCCATTTGCTATAGGATGTGTCGGAACTTTGTTTTCATCTAAACAATAACTAATAGGTGATAAGTCTGTTACTAAATCTTCAAACGGAACTTCTTTAACATATTGATGTGCAAACCATTGACATACGTCTACATAACGCAAATCTAAACGACCAAACGGATAATGAAACCCTACTTTGTCATTTTTATGAAAATTTTCAAACCTAATGCTCAGTTTATTAGTAGCATTACATTTTGTTATAAAATCTACATCAGGAATTCCAAGATAATTCTGCCATCTGCGCATTAATTGCGTAGTACTTTCGCCTACACCTACAACGGGCTTCTGCGGAGACTCGACTAATGTAATATTTTTGTTTGGAAATGCTTTAATTAGTGTTGCTGCGGTCATCCAGCCTGCACTTCCTCCTCCTACAACTACTATGTTGTTAAATTTCATAATCTATCTCCGATAATATTTCCCGATACTGTAATTCTATATTCGTCACTTGTATAAAATGGAAATACTTGGTGAACTAATACACTTGGAAACAAAAACATCCTGCCTTCAAATGTTTTATCTACAGGCTGTGCTGCTTCTCGCATTTCTCCAAATATATTTGTATACTGAAAACTAAAAACACCAGCTCTTGGCATATTACTACCTTTTACATTGGTGCTTTTGGCTTCCTCCTCCATAAGATAAGGAACTTTTACAAAAATTACAAAACTAAACGAACCATCGTGTATATGTGGAGGGTTAAATTCATATTTCTTTTGATAATTAACCCAAAGTCGTGCTAAATTCCAATTATTTCTGTCTAATTTGTGATTTGTAAATCTAGGATCCCATGTATTTTGATATTCATAGCATAAATTGGATACAAAGTCATTAACAGTGTTATAACATTCAGTTAATGCATACTCGTGTTCAATATTTCCAGCTAAATCGTATGTAACTGACTCTTGTGGAAACTCTTTTGTTTCATTTTTAATAGCATCCATAACATTTTGAGGAACTTCGGCATTAATGAATCCATAATTATTAAATCCTCCGTATAAAACTTCACTCATACGTATAGTCCTCCGTCTATATCAGCATCACTATTGAAACTAATAATAGTTTTTGTCTTATTTGACTTATTTACAGGTGCCCTATGTATTACAAAGCTAGGAAAGGTTAACAAATCTCCTTCTTTTACATCTATCTTTATAATATCCTTTTGATTGTAGGGATTTATAATTTCAGTTTGTGGACAATCTTCAGGTAAGTCTACATAATAGACATTTGTCCATTGGCAATCTACATGTACATGCCATCCATGTACGCCATTTGTTTCATATTGCTGAAACCAAATATTTTTTACGTCATATGTGTCGTAGCCTAGCTCTTTATAGATAATATCAAGCTCTTTAGTTAAACTAGGACGCAAAACTTCTAACCATTTTCTTGGAACATTTCGTTCTATAGTCCAATCACAGCGTGTGATATCAAGATCATCGTGTTCGTCTGAGAAAATTCTAGAAGATGCTTGTTCGTTGATGTGTTTCATTATCTCATCTTTAATAGATTTATGATCTTTTAAATGAGATATGACTATAGGCATGTCAAGTTTCAGTTTATTTAACAATTCCTAAGTCTCCTACTGTAATATAATCAGTTTTGTATCCTTTAATAACAGAATTTATCGCTTCTCTGTGACTTACCACATTTTTAAACTCTTGCATTTGATCTTCGTTTCTAATTTCTTGAATAATATTATCAAAATGACTGTATTCTTTATAGTAACGATCTTTAAATACTTGATTGTCAAACAATTTAAGTCCGTGCAGCACCTGTATGAAGTTCATATTTTTAAACATTTTGTAATGATCGTTAAAAATGCTATGACACGGTAAATGATTTTTCCAATTAGGTAAATTTTCTTTGTTAAAATCGGTTAAAACTAATCCATCTTTAATCCAACGCCAAAATTCTGAATCATTACGCTTTGTAATGTAATGTAGTTGAATAAAATCGATAATATTTTCAGCAACATCTTTAAAATCTTTATTGTATCGTTTTATCGATGTGTTGTTACTACGCTCCCAGGTGTGTATACTATTAATAAAGCCAAAAATTTGTTGAATTGTAGAACCTATACTACTTGCCTCTAATGGTTCAACAAACATTCCTGCTAAACCTACTGACAAACAGTTTTTAATCCAGAACTCATTAACATATCCTGCACTAAATTTTACTTTTCTACCAATTTCAATTTCATGATCAAACTGAGATTGTATTTCTTCGTATGCTTGATCTTCGTTTATAAACTGATCACAAAATACATAACCATTTCCAAATCTATCTTGTGTAGGAATACGCCACATCCATCCACTTGACATTGCTTTTGAATTAGTCCATTGTGGAATTTCTTCCTGGTATGGTGTAGGAAATGCTAATGCACTATTCATAGGTAGCTTATCACCACAGTCAATCCACTTAGCTCCTAATTTACTACTAATGACTCTATTAAATCCACTGCTATCTATGAAAAAATCACCGTCATATGTTTGTTTTTTGCCTACCAAACTTTTTACAAATCCTTGCTCATCTAAAACTACGTTGTCAATTTCATCGTCGTAAAAAACTATGCCTCTTTCGCTTGCAAGATTATGAAAGTATTGATTTAATTTGTGTGTATCAAAGTGATACTGGTTAGAAACTTGTGTAAACGGTGGACGGACTGTATTAGTTATTACTTCTTCCCATACAGTTTCATCAGAATGCAAGTCTTCTGCTATACATTTATATGCCCAAGGATATAATCCTGTTTCTTCGTCAAGAAATCCAAACTCTCTACCTATAGCATGCCAGTAATGATCACCATCTCCATTCCAATTTTCAAATCTAATACCTAATTTATATGTAGCACCGGTATTAGAAATTAAATCTTGCGCATCAATACCAATAAATTTCATAAAGGTATCCCAATGTTCAGTACTACCTTCTCCAACACCAATGATTCCTATCTTTGAAGATTCAATTACTTTTACTTCAGCAGTCTTTAGACTGTGTTTTATCATTAGTGCAGAAATTAAACCGGCTGTGCCGCCGCCTAATATTGTAAATTTATTAACCATTATTGTTCCTTAGAAAAAGTTCTAAACCTTGTTTATGTGGTACACGTTTGATTGACTTTGTGATTAACAAATTGTCTTCAAGTCGAAAATTAACAAAGTCTTTCACATCATCTGGTGCTAATCTATATTCCTTTTTAATAGAATCGATATCTAATAATTGTAAACCATACAATGTAATTATCCAGTTTTCTGCTTTAAACAAAGTCCATTTGGGATCAAATTCAAATTTATATGGCAGTCTATGTTTCCATTTTTCTAAATTATCATATAAAGTTTTTGGTAACCATTCTTTTCTATTATTTTTTAAGTATTTCCAAAATTCTGTGTCGTCTCTAGGCGTTACATAGTGAACAGCAATAAAGTCTAATATGTTTTCACTCATTTCTTTAGACTTACTATTATAAATTTCTGATACACTATTATCAGTACACCATCCTGGTAATAAATTTATTAACAACCAAGTTTGTAGTAGTCCTTGGCTTATAGCAGAGCTTTCTAATGGTTCTACAAATCCGCTACTAAGACCAACAGCACAACAATTACCAATCCAGTTTTGATCTAACCTCCCGGGATCAAATTTAAATTTTTTAAAAATTTTAATAGGACGACCTAGTTTAGCTTCAACTTCGGCTTGTGCTTGATCAAAGTCTATGTACTTGTCGCAAAAAACGTAACCGTTGCCCCATCTACCTTGTACAGGAGTGTTCCACATCCAACCATAGTCCATTGCAGTGGCACTAGTGTATACAGGATACTCGTCTGTGTCTTCAGTTGGAAACGCTATGGCACTATTTGTAATTAATTGATTACTGTAACTAATCCATTTTCCGCCTAACTTTTTAATTAATACACGAGCCATGCCTGTTGCATCAATAAAAAAGTCAGATGAATAACTAGTTGATCCGATAAGTTTAGTAATTTTATTATTATTAATTTCTACATCAGTAATTTCATCTTCGATAATATTAATATTTCTTTTACTACACAAGTTTAACAGATATTCGTTTAACAATATTGCATTGAAATGAAATTGTGCTGCTTCTGGTTCTACTTTATTTTCAGTCCAGGCTTTATCTACACTAGGGTCTTTAAAACCTATACCTGTAACAGTTAACATATCTACTTCATCGGCAATTAATTTTTGATAAAAAGGAAATGACTCGCCGTTGGTCATAAGATAGTCGTCTATGACTGAGTGATAATAATCAGGAACGCCCCAATCTTTGAAATGTATTCCTACTTTCATTGTTGCACCGCAGTATTTTACTGCATCGTTTACATCAATGTCTAAAAAATTACATACTGCTTTCCAATGTTCAGTTGAACCTTCGCCTACTCCGATTATTCCTATCTTGTCACTTTTTATTACAGTAACATTGAAGTTAGGAAATGCTTTTTTAATCATTAGCGCCGACAATAATCCACTAGAGCCGCCGCCAAGTACTGTTATAGATTGCATTTAGGTGTTTGTCCTATTTGAATGTTTGCTATCGAATCTCTTGCCAAGTTAACATTTATGTTTCCACTTGGTAAGGTATTAAATGCTATTACCCATCTATCATAATTTTCATAATGGGGTTCAGTTGAATGATACATCCAACTAGGAAAAATAAGTAGCTTGCCCGGACGTATAGGTACAGATATTAACGGTTCGTATTCGTGTTGTAGCACTTCAATTTGAGCATGGAGTCTTTGTTGTAAAGGATCTTCAAAGAGTATTGGTGCACCTTGTGTACAATAGTATACGCCACTAAACATACTCATGCTGTGCTTATGTGCATGACTTCTCAGCCCTGCGTTTGCTTCTGCACAGTTACTCCAACTACTAGTAATGCTTAGTTTATCCATATCGTAACGATTATCTTCAACAACTTTTTGTAAGCATTGATCAATCCAGCCAAAGATATCACCGAACAACGGATCATCGTGTACGTCATTGGTAGATGTAATACCGTGTGCTGGATTCCTTCTTGACTTCAACCGTTCAATAAGATCTTCATTGTCTATTTCGTCATTGTAGAATTCGTAAAATTCAACTGGAAATAACGGTAATTTTGTAAAATCAGTATTTGGCATACATATACTTATTTTAACTTTTGCTTTACTAACTAGTATTTGAATAAATACTGTATCGGAGAATGAATTATGAGCCAAAGCCCTATTGTAGATAGAATTAGACTTATACCTAGACCAGAAGATTTTCTAAATAGAAACATTGGTTCTAGTGGTGAGTTATATTATAGTAAAACTGCCAAAACCTTACGTGTTTATGACGGAACTATTCGTAGTGGTTTTGAAGTAGTAACAGAAGATAATATTAGAAGAAATGCAGCCAGTCAAGAAGTTGCAACGGTAAGATATAATGTAACTGTAGACAGAAACGACGAAGACACTGCTAACGTTTATGTATTAAATGGTGACAAGAACCCAGAAATTAATTGGGTAGCTGGATACAGTTACTATTTTGATCAAACAGACGATACAAACTTATACTATCCAAATGAACCAGGGCCTGTTTTTAACACGCATCCTTTAGAGTTTAGTTCAGACGATGCTAACGGTGTTACTGGCGACGGCACAACTTATACAAGTAATGTAATTTACTTGCTAGAAGGAGAACCTGTAACACGTACTCAATACCTAAACGGATTTGCCGCTGCAGAACATAGAGCAGTACAAATAACTATTACATCAGAAACGCCTAGTACTCTTTATTACTATTGTACTCAACATGCAGATATGGGCAATCAAGGAACTAAAACATATCCGGGCGGCGGCTCAAGTACAGTTGCTCCTCCATCAAGTAGTGGTGCATCATTAGAAGTTTCAGATACTGCTCCTACAGAACCTGCTAACGGAGATTTATGGTTTCAATCATCAACAGGTAGATTGTTAGTATACATTGAAGATATTGATGGAGCACAATGGGTGCAACCGTCAAGTGTTACTCCTGATGTTCCAGATGTTGTTGTTGACTATGCAGATATTATTAATAAACCTACATTTTCTGATGTTGCATTTAGTGGCGATTATGCAGATTTAACGAATACTCCTACATTAAATATTCCTGAAACACTTACAGATTTAGGAATTACAGATGGTACTGTAGGACAAGTACTTACAACAGACGGTGCAGGCACATTTACATTTGAAGATACACAGCCAGGAATTGATTTAACTGCATTTAGTGTTACGGTTAATCCTGCTTCAGGCGATGGCGATCTAGCATACAATAATACTACTGGTGTGTTTACATATACTCCGCCTGCTGGATCTGGAGGTTCAAACTTTGACCAAGATCTAAATACAACTAATGCAGTTACATTTACTACAGTAACAGCCGGAGATTTTATTACAGCAGGCACAAGTGCTCCAACAATTGATTCTGCTTCTAGTTTAACAATTACTACAACAGACGGACTTATTGTCGACGGAACAGGTCCTTTTAGACTGCCTAGAATTTCAACAGCAGATAGAAATTTAATAGCTGCAATCGACGGCGATATGATTTATAATACAACTGATAATAGGGTCCAAGTTAGACAAAACGGATCTTGGATTAATTTAGATGACGGATCAGCAGCATAATGGAAAAAGAATATTCGGTAGTAGTGAATCAACGAGAAGATCTCTCTGATATTGAAGCAGAACTTACTGCTAGTTCTGGGGCAGGTCCTATACCTAATCGTAGTGTAGACATTGCCAACCCTCGTCCGGGTTCAAAGATTCAAACACATTTTATGCTTACCGATGACGAAGCAGAAGCACTACGCAGTGACCCTAGAGTACGTGCTGTAGAGATGCCCCCAGAGCAAAGAGATGATGTAGTAATTGGTATACGTGCATATCAAGATGAAAACTTTTATAGAGGTACATTATCATTAGCAACTGAAGTTAACTGGGCGTTGACACGTTGTACAAAACAAATTAATAACTATGGCAATGAACGTGATTGGAACTTTGTAAAAAACAATGCTCCAAACACAGGATTTCATGAATATGGTTTAGACGGCACTGGTGTAGACGTTGTAATACAAGATAGCGGCATACAACCTGACCATCCAGACTTCAACGATTATAATGGTGTTAGTAGAGTACAACAGATTGACTGGTACAATGCAAGTGGATTAGCAGGAACACAGAGTGCTAATCACTACAGAGACTATGACGGACACGGAACTCATTGTGCAGGTATTGCAGCCGGTCTAACTTACGGTTGGGCTAAAGGTGCTAGAATATATTCTCAAAAATTAAACGGACTTGAAGGTTCGGGAGATTCTGGAACAGGTATTCCTATTTCGGATGCGTTTGATACAATTCGTTTATGGCACAACAATAAAGGTGTAGACCCTGCCACAGGTTATAAAAGACCAACTGTAGTTAATATGAGTTGGGGATATCAAGGCGTAACGTCTGGCCCGCCAACAAGTGGAGTCTACAGAGGTACAGCTTGGACGTATGGCGACCCAGGGTTTAGTACAGATACAGAACTTTGGACAAATGCAGGAATTGTTCCTCCATTAGGAACACTAAGATATTTTACAGGACAAGTTGCTACTGTTGATGTTGAAGTAGAAGATATGGTTAACGATGGCATTGTAGTTTGCATTGCCGCAGGCAATAGTTATTACAAGTCAGATATTCCAACTGGCCCAGATTATGACAATTCTGTACTAATATCTGGCGGCACACGATTTTATCATCGTCCTGGTTCACCGCATGCAGATACTGCATTTTATGTAGGCAATTTAGATTCTTCTGTTAATACGGAAACAGTTGGAGGACAAACAGTCTATCATGACAGGCCTGCGGGAAGTAGTGTTAAAGGACCAGCAGTAGATATTTGGGCACC